CCTTGTCCTTTAAAAGTTTTGCTAATTCTGCAGTCGATCCAACGAAAAGTGCGTTAGTAACGTTTGATGGTCCACGAGTTTGTTTTTCTTCTTCAACATCCTTAAGTTTTTTCTGGAGATCCATCAGTTTATCGGTTGCATCAGCCACATTCTTAATTAGTTGACCAGCAACCTCGTATGCTCTGGGCATTTCACTTTCTTGTGCAAGTTCAAGAATGCCATTGATTGCTTCCTGTCCCTTTTCGATTATGCTGTAAAGATTTCCTCTTGTATAATCATAATCTTTTTTGATATCATCTGAGATATCTTTTATTTTTTCAATTTTTTTATCAATAACTTCAGGTTGCACAATATCTCCTACGACATTGAACTCGTCATTTAAACTGTCAAATTTGCTTGCCATTTTTAAGAAATCGTACCACTAAATCCAAAATCGTCGCCTTCTTCAATCAATGCATTATCGGCAGCATTAATAGCATAAACCGATGTACCCCTAAGATGTTCAGCGGATGATGTCCCATCCTGCCCTCTTTTAACAGTAATTTTGTTACCAGAAATGGACTTAATGTACATTTCTTCTTCATCTATATCAATGTAAGTAAGAGCAGTGAGTGTACTACCATCTTCAACATCAAGTATTGTTGATGTTTTTGTAACGTCTGCAGTAAGTGTAGTTGCAGCGTCTCCTGTGTAATTTTTTATCGCTCTTGGAGTTGCGGAGTAACTAAGTTCTCTCGTAGTATTTGTAACATCCGTTCCAGTAAGATAACTGACCGTTGCTCTCTTAACAATATCGTTGGTGGCAGAAGTAGTGGGACCAAATAGATAAGTTTTTGCGGTAAATCTCAAAGTGTAAAGAAGAACACGTCTTGTAGTAAAATCTCCTTCATAATCATCTTGCATTGTAATATTTTCCAAAACAATTGGAATATCACGCTTTTCCTTTATAGATTCTACCAACTCTACTGTAAGATTATAAGATGGCTGAAAATATGGTAAAATTTGTTCTACAATTTGTAAGGCATCATCGTTTAGTTTTGACATAATGCTCAATTCAAATTGTATATTGTATGGAACTGGCATGTATACTTTTTTAGATTCAGTTCCGTCGTTCGGATCTTTTACAGTATACTGTTGAGTTGTACTAACTTTTCTACTTGGATCATATGTCAATCCTGTCATCTCAAATGACATTCTTGGTAAAGTCATTGCGGTAGACTTATTCAAATTTGGAGACTGCTCAAGTCTTGCCAAAAACTTTTGAGTTGGTCCGTATGCCAAAGGGACTCTAATGACACTAATAACACTGTCAGAAGAATTGGTTTGTTTTATAGTAATAGAATTAAAGAGAGTACCAAAAGATATGATGGTTCTCCTCAATATTTCGTTATAAAAATATTCAAACATTTTTGAGTCCCTATAATATTATTTACTATAATAAGTACTATTTAGGGAATACCGAATGGGTTCTGCTCTGAGAAGTCTATAATTGAATCTGCTTCTGTTTCTATATCAATGTTATCTGCAAATCCATCATCTACTGGTTGGACATTAATTGATCTGAGATCATAGGAAGCTCCAGAAGTAGATCCTATAATTGTTTCTCCAACGGCAAATTCTCCTGTTACAGATGCTACTTCTAAAATGCTAGTATCGGAATTCCAAACTCTAACTCTTGCTGTAGATTCACTTATTGACCCAGTAATAATTTCATTAAACTGGAATGTTCCAGATCCAGTTGATTCTGCTGCAGAAATAGTTACCTCTGGTTCTATTACATATCCATAACCAGAATCAAGAATATTTACGTTAGATATTGTTCCAGCGGTACTTACCGTAGCAATTCCTATTGCAGTAGTAATGCCAGATACTTGCTCAATATAATTCTTTTCTGATACTTCGTTAGAAATAGTTATTGTAGGAGGTGTTAAATAACCACCACCACCAAAAGTAACTGCGATTCCAGTTACAATACCACAATTTTCAATACCAAATTCAAATACAGATGTTGCAATACCAACATTAGTAGCATATTCTGACATTGTTATAGATCCAGATCCAATAGATTGGACAAAAACATCATTGGATATAAAGTTGTATGATTTATCATATCCAACACTAAGTCTTACTCTATCACCTACAATAATATTGGTCGTAGTAATTCCAGTAATGACACTCGATCCTATACCAACAGTTCCTTCTGCTGTGACTGATGTGGATCTAATAGTTGCAATGCCAAGTGCTCTAAATTGCTCATCCACTCCTCCAGGACTTCCAATAGTAACAGATGGAGTAGTAAGGTAACCAAATCCACTGTTACCAATGCTAATTGTGTTTACTGTTCCAGCAGCTGAAACGGTAACAGTAGCAGTTGCTTGTACTGGAGATGGACTTCCGCTGAAGGATATTGAAGGTGCTTCTGTATATCCAAGACCAATAGTTGCTCCAGTTCCAACACACCAAGAATCTGTAGTACTGTTAAATCCAACTGCGGTGACAATACCCGTTACTGGATCAATTGTTGCAATACCAACAGCAATTTGAATTGGAGCATCTTGCCCAGAAGAAGTTGTTATAGCCACTGTTGGAGCGGTTGTATATGCTCTACCAGTAGTGCTAAAGGCAATAGAACCTGGATCTATAGAAGATCCAGCAATTCCTATAGTTGCGGATGCAACACTTGTTCCTGGATGTGCGATTGTTACTGTTGGAGCACTGGTATAGAATTTACCTCCTGTAGTAATTGCAAGAGTTTCTACTGTTCCTCCAGTTTGTGATAATTCGTCTAAAGTTGCAGTTGCTTCAGCGGCATTTCCTGTTCCTGTAGGTAGTGAAAAAGTAACAGTTGGTGCTGTTTTATAAAATACACCACCAGTTGTTCCTCCTGGGAACAGGAATGCTGATGTACCAATACTTATTGGTGCAGACACAACACTAACACCACCACCGACTATTGGAGAATCTAAAATAGATGTGGCAGCTGCCCCAACATGCTTTGGTGCAGATATTGTAACTGAAGGAGAAGTTGTATATCCCGATCCACCAGAAGTTAATGTAACTATTCCAACACCACCTGTAGTTGAAATTCCTACTGTCGCTGCTGCTCCAGCTCCACTACTAGAAACAAATTTAATTCCTGGTGGACTTATGTATCCACTGCCAGCATTTAAAATTTGAACTTGTTGAACCGATTGTGTTTTTGGATTTGCACTTTCATTGCAGACATTAATTCCTCCAATCATTTTTGCAGTTGCAATACCAGTAACTCCTCCAGTTGGAGCGGAGGATATTGCAACTCTAGGTGGTGTTAAGTATCCACCACCTCTATTTGTCATTCTAATAAATCTAATCGCACCATTCAAAATTCCAGCGGTTGCTGTTGCAGTTGCCGCTGCACCAATCAAAGTAAGTTTTTGAATACTTCCAATAACCGTAGAAGATCCAGATTCTGAGATTCCATCTGCAGTTAAATCTCCATTTGATACATTTCCATCAGAACCAATAAGAATATCATCAATTTCAGAGATGCCAGTATTAATTTCTTCATTCTCATAACGAAAGATTTCACATCTCAATTCATAGACATAATTCTTTTGAAGTTGATAGAATGGTTTTTCGTGCTCTACAAATTTGATTTCAAATAGACGATCACCCAAAGGAAAATAAATCAAATCTCCTTCCTTGGGTCTTGTAGAGAGTTTTATATTTTGCTCATTTTTTATAAGAGGTGTTATATAAGTTTCAAATCTCTCTTTTGAAATAACTAAATTTAGTTCTTGTTGTTGCTGTATTCCAAATTTTGACAATATTGTGGTATTGTCATTATACCCATCGAAATTGTCTATGTATGCTTCAATTGGATATGCATCATCAAATCTTGATTGAATAACCTCTTTGATGATTGTCTTTTCTGTAAGATATTTTCTTGGTAAATAATGCACTTCAACACCATACATCCTCAACTGTTCGTTGATAAGATCTTGGATTAAATTTTGCTCAGACCTTGATCCTTGTTGAAAGTATGGATTAAGCATAGGATTAACCGATCATGTCCAGTGGAGGGAGTTCATAAGTATTTGACATCGTTTCTCTGATCACGTCAAGTTCTTTTTGTGCATCATCATAAATTTGTCTTCCATTTAGTTCAACACCTCCAGGAAGTTTCACCCCCTGGAACTTCATGAGGTTTTGTCCCCACTGTCTCTTAATCAATTGAGTTACATATCTCTTAAGGAAAGAATCATTCCAGACTCTTGTAAAGTCATTTGGATTCAATAGGCGATAGCAATCTATAATGATATAATCATCCTTAGTTACATCTCCCCAATCAACATCCAAGTAAAGTCTGTCTTGTCTTTGATTAAATCTTATTTGCTTTTGAGTATTCAGAAGAAAATCCATATCTTCCAAATACGTCTTAGTCATAGCATAAGTTAGAAGTTCGGTTGATCCCCAATAGTAGATATCATTGAGGAACATCTGATACTTCACACTAAACATATTATTGCTTACTGTTTGTGATCCATCGTATCTGAATATTTTGTTGATTCCTATTACTTCTGGTGGAATCTGTAGATAATTACTGTTCTCTTCAAATGAAAATGTTACGGATGATCCATCAATCGTAGAACTTGCAGTCGTAGTTACAATTCCAACCGCTTTATTGTCTCCTCTAGTTCTACCTCTATCAATATCTGCCTGAGTAACCTTATATTTTAAAAAGGTTTGAACTACACCGTCAAAATGTCTTTCGTGAAAATATTGAAGTGCATCATCTATTAGATCATCAATTTGCTCATCAGCAACATTGACTTCTAAAACTGGTGCTCCCAGTTGTCTTTTGCAATAGTTTATTAGGTCAGACCTACTTGCTGGTTGAGCCATGTATACAATAATCCCTTAACTGTATTTATGGTGCTGATGAAACAGGATTAACGACTAAAATGTTACCTGATATAAAAGGATAAACAGTTGATCCGCCACCAACTTGATGTTTAAGCAAAACATCATAAACATATCTACCTTCTGGTGTTGCTCTTGTATTAACAGCACCTAATGATATTTTTAACTTACCATCATATGCGCTAGTAAATCCAACAGTAAACGATGAGGTAATACCAAGAGTAGCTCCAACTGCCACACTTTTGGACATAGCAGCAGATCCACTATAGTTTGTCAAATCAAATGCTGCATTTGACGTTGTATTAACAACTAAATTAACTTCAAAATCCGAACCACCATACATGGTTAGATTTACGCTTTTTGGTACACCAGCATCAGGATCAAAGGTTATGTTTTTAGTTGCCATTTGAAATACCTATTATTGACATTGTTTCCTGTTGTTTATAATAAAGTTTACAAAAGCACTTAGCAATTTCTCTGAGTTGATTCTTGTCATTACAACTATCTATTACAGTTGCTAACTTGGTATATTCAAAACTTTTAGAAAGATTATCTAAAATTATACTATCTGGATCCATTGATTAACTCCCTTAATAATAATTTAATTTCGGAAATGTCCTGTTTAAGGTTAGCAACTTCATCCTCAATGTTCTGTACTTTTTGATGCTCTTTATTATTCACTTCACGTCTTGCAACATATTTTTCATGATCTAAAGAATTCAAGTTCAGAATTGCATTTGTTCGCGGATCCCTTACGAGATCCGCATGATCTTTTACTTTATGCATCATATTAAGCCAGAGCAAGTACCCTCAGATTTTTGATTCTTGGAACGTATGTCTGTGACGTTCCTGTTAGTAAGATCTTAATTCTATAAGATCTAAATGTTGGTAATTGATCCATGGTAAAGGTGTGCTCTTTAAATTCTATAGATCCACTGTCAAATCCATATGTTGGAGTTTTGGTTACATATGAATCTGGATCACCATTGTTGTTTGCTACATCAATAACTTGACCTCTGGAATTGATGTTTGCATATCCTGGGAAAGGAACAAAGATTGGGTTGAATCCATCTTTGTTACTAATGGCATAGAAAACTTTAATGTCAGAATAATCATTGATGTGTGCATCAAGAATAACTTTCAATGATGTTGCAGGATTTTGCAGTTTAATTTCTTTAGAAATGTACTGACATGCTGTTGGATCGGTGAAGATTCCATTTGCCCTCGAATCAGTTGCAAAGTTAGTGATAACATCATTTACTCTGTTAGATGAAAGAATTACGCTGACTCTTTGCCCATCAATCACTGGCGATATGCGAGAATCGGTAGTCACCATGTTAACTCTCATTTGAAGAGATTTGGATCCTTCAATTGAGGTAAGTTTGGCATCTTCATTAACTTTAGAACAGATGAGTCTTGTCGAATCAAGATAATTTGGTTGATTGACAATAACAGGTTCAAATCCATTATTAACGTATGGAATTTCATTACCACTGATGCTTTGACCAGTAACTGTTCTAACTTCTGCATTGAGAGAAGTTCCTCTTACAGTGACATTTTGAACGATTGGAGTGATAATTTCAAAAGGCATATTTTGAGTTGCCTTAATCTTTGTTCCACCTGCAGACTTAGTTGCTCCAACATAAAGTTTAGGCCAACCCACATCATTACTTCTATCATCATTTTCGGAGTTAAATTTCTCCGACATGTCCAACTTAATATGGTAAGAATCATATGTAATAGAGTTTCCGATAGAAACCTCGCTCAAAGTATGAGTCTTGTTAATTCTCTTCAGGTTTACTCCACCAAGTTCATACTTATAAACTGGTGTTCCTACTGGATATGTAATGGGGTTAGTTCCTCTAACAATATTCCCGCCAATAGTGTTTCCTGTGACTGAGGTATATTCAATAATTTCATCTCCAATCAACAAGTAACCAGTATTGGTAGTTCCAACACCAACATTTTCAAATGTCGTGAAGTTTGATGCACTATCAACAGAAAGACCTGCCGTAGAGTCTGGTGCATAAGATGCACTCAATTTAGTTGGTTTGATATCGGGAGAAACTCCCGAAATTATAACTCTGTTGTCAGTGAAGTACATTCCATGGTTTTGATGATTGACTTTGAGATGAAGTCCATCATTATCAACATTAATTGTAGAAATTTGAATGTCTCCACCAACTCCACCAGGCAAACCATAATTTAATTCAGTTGTGATTCCTGAACTGTTGATATACATCATTGTCTTAGCAGCACCGACAGAGAATTCTCCCTGAACATTTTCAAAAATAAGTTCATTGGTTTGCCCAATACCAGCAACAGTCAGTCTTACGTTTTTACCTACAGATGCATTACCGATAGTTGTAATTCCAAGAACGTCACCGACTTGATAACCATTGCCACCTGCATTAGTTACAGTTGCCGCAACGGCAACACCATCGACAACAGTAACGGATGCTTGAGCACCTCTACCATTACCACTCAAAGTAACAAGATTAACTCCAGTAAAAGTAAGTGATCCATCATTAGGGGTAAGTCCAATACCTGCGTTAGAAACTGTCAGAGTGCCTACAGCAGTTCCTGCGGTTCCAACTAAATCTCCAGTTGCATTTGTCCCTTGCTGGAAGAAAGTATTTCCAAGTTCATACCCAGAATCTGCAACAGTACTTCCAAGACCAACTCTAATTTTTCTTGAATTGAGAATAATTGAATCGGGTTGAAGTGTTGGAATTTGTCTATTTCCACTTGTGAGTTCTGGACTATAGAATTCAATGGTGCCAGAATCCAAGAAGTCTGCCCTGTACATAATAAATTTAAGATCTTCCCACTGACTTGCTTCCCAAGTGGATGCGTTCTGAGACTTGAAGAGCGATCCAAGATATGGTTGGTTTGAAATAAATACATCACTAAGGAGATCATTTTCACCAATTCTTGAGATGTAAACACTATACTTAGTAGAGTTGGATGCAAGAGCAATTGCATACTCTTTACCACCTTCTAAGTAAACTGGTGCCTTAAACTCAATTGTGGTCGCAACAGATCCATCGTTGGAAGTGTTGATATCTGCAGGATCAATAACAATTTCAGAGAAAGGAAGAATCTTCTGAGTTGGAAATCCATTCTCCATTGTTCTCAATTGGAACACCAAAGGAATGTCCATATCATCTTTACTTCTGAAGAAGACATCACACTTGGTGACAAATACACCAGTTTCTTCTTCAACTAAGAACGATTGTGCAAGAGGATCATACCAACCAACAATTGTATCATTTGAGGTTTGATTTACAACTTGAGAACCAACGACTTCTGTTCCAAGATTTCTGTTGACATTTCTTTCTTGGAATTCTTGTCTTTGCTCAACTCTTGCATTTCTAACAGAAATAATATTTTCTTGAACAGTTTCAAGAGTTCCAGAAGCAGTAAATCCTTCTTCTGCAATTGTTGTTGCTACGTTAGGATCGTTGTCAACATCATTGGTTAAGGTAAAGACTTTTGTTCCAGACTCAAATCTTGGATGATTAAGATTATTTGGATTGGGAATGAAGAAACTACCAGTCAGATTTGCAGCAAGATCCGAAATAAGTCTTACTCCAGTTACTGTAGCTTCAGCTCCACTTGTAGAACCTCTGAGAATCATACCTTCGGCAACATAACCACTATAAGTGCCTTGTGCCTCATTGGATAGTGAGAATGTATCTATGTTCAGAATGGATGAAGTTCCAGAGTAAACTGCAGAGAGAGGAGTTCCATCGTATGGATTTTCTCTATAAACTTGAGTTGGTGCATTGTATTCACCCTCTCTGTGATTGGATTGTGCAACTCTAAATGTTATTCTTGGTGGATTTGCTCTGTCAACCGGTCCAAGACCAGTTAGAGTCATTCTACCAATAACTGTTTCCCCAACCTGGAAAGTTCCAGATGTCATTGAAATTTCCAAAAGTTTTGGAACACAATACTTAGTGACATTTTCGCCATCAAAGAATGCATACATCTGAGTCAGAGGTTTCATTCTCTTAGAAACGAATTCAACGTTTCTTGATCTCATGTATGGGATTAGATCTCTGCTTACGGTTCTGTCTCCTACAGACTCTTGATCAAATTGTTCTGTAACAACGGTTCTGAGTCCAGTTCTTGATGCAACTCCAGTTTGAATTGTTTCTCTGAGAGTTTCTTCTGTTGTTGTGGTAGTTTGCGAAACAACCCATCTTGCTGGGTTATCACTACCGCCATTGATCCAACCACCAACACCTCTTCTACCTCCCTGAGTAGTTTGAGTGCTTCTTCTTGTTGAATCATTAAATTCGAATCCAGTCCAGTTAGTTTCCCATGCATTCCAGACAATAGGAGCAAATCCTGTTTGTGGATCAAGTCCCTCGGTTCTTTCTAAGAGAGATACTGTTGCCGCATAATCACCCTCAACATCAATAATTTTTGCTTCAAGTCTTACGGTATCTACCCAAGTATCTGAAGATGGATTCAACTCCATCGTTCCTTGCCAGAAACTAATTAAGAAAGGAGTAACACTTTCGGTTCTGGTAGCAAACGGTTGATTAATATATTCAATTTCACTGTAATCAAGAGTGATTACATCATTTGCCTTTCTTATATTATTTCCTTCAATCGTTGAGAAATTAAGATCGGCTGTTGGGTCAGTATTTACAACTGGTCCAAAAATAAGATCAACGGAATTTGTATAATGTCTTGGTCTTAACTCTTTATTTGCTCTATCGATACTATTTTTAATTGTTATTTTATCATCTTGAGGAGTAAATCCAGAGAAATTGTCAACAAAGAATCCAGACTTAAATCTATTCAATCCATCACTATCTGCAACAAAAAGATTTGCAGTGTTTGTTTCTAATACTGAAAGAGAAGTGTAATATTCAAGACTTGAGATTCTATTCTCAAGTTTCTTAATATCCTTCATCTGGAATCTCTTATGCTCTAAGAATCTAAGAGAGACTTGTTTTACATCATAAAGATATGGTGGAAGAGTAATCTCTGCAACTTCCAGAGCATCATCAACTGGATTTGGTCTTTGTGGTAAATCTGCAGGGGTTCCGTAAATAACTTGGAACTTACCCTTCTTATCTAAGAATACTCTATCAATTCTTCCGAGATAATATGAGAAGGTTGTCAGAATTGCTTCATCTGAAGCTAAGATGTTTGTTGCAGAATTTCCTGCAGTATTAAAAGTTCTTCCATAGAATTCCAGAGGAGATCTTGATCCTTCAGATGGAGTATATTCAGAAACTCTTGGTCTAATATCAATGGTATCTACAGTAGCAAATCCATTTATAGTTTTAATCTCTGTAGCGTAGTCGAAGTTTTTATATGATTCTACAGTTGTAATGTCACCATTATCTGTAGAATCATATGAGGCGCTCATATAATAAATTTTAAGTTTCTTAGAGGGTGCGGCCGCACCTTCTTTTCTATTCAATCTTGCATGATCATAGAAAGTTTCTTCTTGACCAGTTGTAAACTTAAAGTTTGGTGATATATCAAAACTGTCTGATGTTAAAGTAGAAACTACTGCTTGAATTGAAGTTTCTTGGAATACAACAGTTTCTCCTTCCGCAAATTGAATATCATTTTTGTAAATAAACGAGATTTGACCAGAAGTAAGTTTTTCTGCAACGATTGCATTTGCACCTGTTGTTTGTCCAATGAAAGATTCACCAACTAACAACTCTCCAGTCGTTGTTGAAGTGCTGTTGATGTCTGTCAGAGATATTTTGGGTGCTGTGGCATTATTTGTGTCTGCTGATTCAAAAATACCATGAATCTGAATTACATCAGGAACGTTCAAAGAGATTATATGATCTTGAACTCTTGTACCATATGCATAATTTCCATAAGTTAATCCATCATTAAGAGTAGTTGATCCGATACCAGAGGCTTGATTATTTGACTTATCTACAATCAGAGTTTTGACTCTATTTTTAATCTTTACTTTTGAAGTTGGTTTTACTTTTTTAAGTGAAACAATAAGAGTTGCTCCAGTATCATTTGCACCAAGACCGTAAATGTTCAATCCAGTTCCTGCAGTATTAATAGAAATCTTGTCCGCAGATAATGGTTCAGTTGTACCATCAGATCTAATTAAAGCATATCTTTCTTCATCAAATGGTAAGAAAGATTCGTTGGCAGATGCAGTAACTTCTGAAGATAACTGATTTGAAACAATATCAACAGAGAGAGTTTTTCTAATTGTCAAACTTGCATCACTCAAGTCTACAGATGCAATATTTGATTTTGGTAAATGTGTATAAAGTGTATTATCAGAAGAAGAATCAAGTTTTGTTGTTACAAGTTTAAAGTCAGTTGCTTCAAGTTGAGAAGATGGAAGAGTGCCGACAACAATTCCTGGTACTGGAGTAACTGCCTCAATATCAATACTTGCAGTTCCAACGCTGGTAACTCTAGCCATTACTGGATCAGATACCGATAACCCAGGATCAGTGTATTGAACAAGATTACCTTCTTTAAATAGTGCAGGTAAAGCATTGCTTGTGCTTCTTACGGTACTAACTCCACCAGATGTAGCGGTAATAGTTGCAATACCAACAAAAACTGAGTTGGATTGAATAACATCAGCCGTAAAAGTATTGATACCAGTTACTCCATCATTAGTTCCATAAACTGATTTTACATCGGCAAGAGAATGAGTTGTTACTGCGATAGCAATTCTTCCGTTGGGAATACCATCAAAAATAAGTGATTCATTCTCAATAAATTCACCCTCAACTTCATAGACTGTCAAAGCAGTTCCAACTGTTACCGCATCCTTGAGGAATCCAGTTGCTCCACTATTTGAACCTTTAATAAAGGTAGGAACAGTAAGAGTTGTGTTCTGGTTGAGTGAAAGATGAGTTATTGTTTGAACGTCATACAGGGCAAGATCCCATTGATTTAGAGATCCATTAGTCGTATCATAAGATCCAGACTCCAGTCTATAGTCATAAACTCTTGCTACACCAATTTCTTTTCCTGGAGCAGAAGTGTCCGAAGTTAGTCCAACTCTTTCATCTCTGAGACTTAAGACATAAGTATTTCCAATCCCAACTTCTGGAGATCTAAAAGTTCTATGAACTCTTAAAGTTGGACCAGTATTGTAAATAATAGACTGATCTTCGATTGTCTTTGTTGTTCTTGGTTTTGGGACATCGATAAAAGTTGTGCTTGCAACATCAATATCATAACCGCGAACAAATGCTCTACCTGGAGATAATTTATATACTGCCAGATCGTCTGTTGGAACTTGACCACCATAGGTCAATTGTCCGACATTAAATACTCCCCTATTTCCTTTTCCGTTGTTGAGTGATTCCTGAACAGCGATATCAAATGCTTTTACGTAGTAGTCACCAGATTCTGCATACGTTCTTCTGGCAAGAATATCTGTCCAATCTTTATATCCTACTCCTCCACCTAAGTCTCCTCTGTTGGTTGGCGACTTAATATTTCCTTCTTCAATGATAGACAATTCAACAAATTGATCGTCGTTGTAATCAGTTAAAGGTTTTTTATAAAGACTTACCGATATTTTTAATCTATCAGCACCTGGCGCGGAATAATTATTATAACCTTGAGAATTGTCATTTAGGGTTTCGTCAGCATCAGCATTAACAATTTCTTCAGTGACTTGAAGACCAACTCTATAATTAGGATTTGACCCATATTGATCAAGAATAAGAGTCTCGGTATTTACATTTACAAAATGCCCGCGAACAAAGTAAACACCTTCTTGAATCTGGAAAGCAGATCCAGTTGTTGAAGCTTCTTCAGCAATAGTAGTTGCAAATGGAGATCCTGCAGCAATTGTGGAATTGCCCAAAAGTCCAGAATCAATTATCTGATTACAAGTTAAATTTTCCCCATCAGAGAAAGTTTGAGTTGAATTATTAGTTGTGCTTGAATTTAAATAGTTAATATAAAGAGTCAGATTTCCTCGCTCAGAATCTTCTGGGAGAAGAACCTTATCTACAACAGCACTAACACCAGAGATTTCTCCAGTAATTCTTGTTCCGATTAACTGATTAGCATATGCAGAAACCGGAACTCCAAGATAATTATTTTGCAGTTGAATGCCATAATATAATTGAGTATAACCAGTGTTACCTGGAATTACCTTTGCACCTTCTTTAAAAAAATGCTGACCAAACCTCTCAATCTGATTCTGTAGAATCGATTGTAAAGTAGTTAACTCTCTGGCCTGAACAGGATATCCTGGTTTAAATAGGACTCTATGGTAGTCGTTAGCAGGATCAAAGTCGTCAAAATATGGAGCTACATTGAGATTTGTTTGCTGAGACATAATTCGTTAGAACTGCAAAATGATTTTGATATCTTCTTTTTGGTTAGATGATCTTGTAATTGAGGGTCTATTATCAACGTAAATAATATTTCCTGCATGTTTTTTAACTTCAGGACCCGCAACTCCACTTGTAAATGACTGACCAAGATAATATGTCCTATTATTTATTATGGTTGTGATACCCGTGAAGGATGTGTCAATTGCGAGATTTGATCCACTTGATGGAATAATCGTGACGCTTCCGCCGGCATCTGGAGTGGCAGTAAATTCTTTCAACTCAAATCCATAAGTTGGATTTGTAATTCCAATCCCAGCAGTTGTAAATCCGGCAAGAGATCTATCTTGCCAATATTTTAAAACTCCCGTTGTTGCATCATAACTAACTACTCTGCCAACTGCCGTTGACCCCGTTGCAACTGTTTGAGTAAAATATGAGTCAGCAGTAAAAGATGCCGAACTATATCCAGTTCCAGTCAATTTCAGGGCACTAAGAGCACTTGCTTTATCCGATGTTAGAATAGTTCCAGTAGATACTTGTGGATTTTCGACAATACCAACTCTTGCGATTTGATTTCCAGTTATAAAATCTGGGTTTTCGTTATCATTTTCAATTCTAGAATAAAGTAAAACATTATTTGCTCCAAGTTCCCGATAAATGTCTTTTCCATGTCCTCCCTGTGGGGATATAATAACATCAAATGTTGGAATAGTAGTTCCTGTCGGAACTCCTCCGGATGGCAAGTCCAAACTTCCATAAGTATATCCTGATCCTTGATTTGATACAGTGACACTACTTACTTTAGAGTCCGCACCAACTGTAAGGGTACATTCTGCTCCAGAACCATCTCCTTTGATAGGAATTCTCGTATAAGTTTGATTTGCAGTTCCTAAACCAACTCCAGCATTAGTAACGGTAACAATTTTAATAGATCCATCTACAGCATTGTCTCTAACTGCCGCATTATCATTAGATGATGACCAGTCCGAAGGAACAGGCATAAAGTCTGTAGATTCAAACTTTACAACTTCATTTGGTTTAATTGTATAGAGATATTTCCAAATATATCCATCTCCACTAGAACCTGCGGATCTTGGTTCTAAGTCTGTAAATGTTGGTTCGTCTAGTGATGGTTTGCCATTAGGATTTTGAGGATCAGTGCCATTTTGAAGACAAATATAAACTCTAAAATCAGAATTCATTACATAATAAAATGCCGAATATAAATTAGTTGCACCGGAAACAGATGCAGTGTTAGTGACGCTATAGTCGTGACGGTACATATCATATGTAGTACCAGATGTCCAAATTCTTTTTGGAATAACTTGCCTCACATCAGATGAATTAATTTTTTTCAAAGCAATCATCGTATCCCAATAATCACTCTCTTCCGAAAAATTATCTTTCGGTGCGGGTGGACTTGAATCCCAGTCACTTTGATAGTCACTGGGATTTGGTAAACCGATGAATGAATAATATGAATTTGAACTGGAACTAACTCCAGCTACAAAATTTTTCGCATTCAAAATTCTAATTTGATCAGTTATAATTGCAGCCATTTTGTACCAGTTAAACGGAGTTTTTTTTATTTATTATGTATTTGATATGATGTAATTCTTAGATTTAAGACTTACAGATCTTTCAACTCTCATGGAGGTATTAATTCCAATAATTCCTCCAGAAGTGTACGCTGTGTAGGAATTTAATCCAGCTCTAGATGCCATTACCAATTTACCCCAACTATATTCACCATAACCAGCAGAAGTGGTTGTGGAAATTGATCCATAAGTTCCAAAGGCAAACGCATTGTCAACATTTACAAATACTCTCTTGAATACAGAAGTTCCTATACCAATGATATTCCTTTCAACGTTTTCGACATTTTGTACAACGTATACGTTATCAATAAAGGACTTGCCAACGCCGGCAGTAGAACTATCGACAGGATCAAGAGAGACTATAGATGTTGATGCTGATCCAATGTTAGAATTGGAAACAATGAAGTAATCATTTACTTGAAGGGCACTTAGAGTTACTGCGGTTCCAACTATTGTGGTTTCTCTAAGTTTGGAATCATATGGAATATGGAGATCAAAAATAAATTGAGTAGTTACCCCACTTACAGTTGTGGTTCCAAATCCAACAATGATTCCAGAATCACCAAGATAATCGGTGATGAGGTTTTCTTCTTCTTCATAATCAGGTGGAGAAATCAAGACGACAGGTGGTTTACTGCTTGTGTATCCAGTTCCAACATTTGTCAATTCCAGAGCAGAAATTGTTCCACCTACACTAATGACAGCATTTGCGGTAGCAGTTGTAAATCCAAGAGTTACATCCTGTTGAGCAGTTCCTCCAATACTAACAGTAGCAGTAGAATATCCAACACCACCATCAAATATTACAAGAGAAGAAACTGTTCCTGCAGTGCTTACAATAGCAGTTGCTGACGCACCAACTTTTGTGATTTGAGAAGCAAATTTGACTTTTTGTTGGAAGGCTAGAGTAATGTTATTTTCATTTTGTCCATCAAAAAGAGGTCTTACGCGATCAACATAAATCATGGTTGAACCAATACCAACTGTTTTGGTAATATATGCATATGGGTAGATTAGAGGTTCATATAACTCTCTATCCTTTGCAACACGTTTTTCATCAATAATTTTATCTTCAGTTTGTCTACACCAAACAACAGGTCTATAAAGAGTTTCATCTGCTGTATTACCTGGTCCAAAATATGGGAACGTTTGAACTTGATCTGTAGAATTTATATTTGTAACTGTCCTTGCTTCCTCTTGTAAGAAATTATCTTGACCACGAGCAGGATCATAACCAATAGTTAATTCATCTCCAATTTTAACGGTGTCAATAACCTCTCTAAGGATAACATCAGTGTCATCTCCAGTTCCTTTGAAGAAGAGAATCTTACAAGTATCGCCAACCTTAGGTGGTTCTGCAAAAGTAATGACACTACCACCTGGGAATTGATAACCTTGACCTGGTTCTTGGAGAATATCGTTAATAGTAACGATAAGAACTTGCTCAACATCAACCTTAGACCCTCTTGGTGCTCTAATTGATATCAAACTTCCGGCAAGTGTGAGATTAAATGCCTTTGTCGCACCATCAAAGTTTGCTGATGGATCATCAAGTGTTTGAAGAACTCCGATACTCCATCCAGTGAATTCGTCAGAGAATACTGATTGAACAGTTAATTCAAACCTATCAAATGTTCCAGAGGTTGGAATTCCAGTCAGTCCCCCAACAGGGACTGTTAGAATTTCACCTGCTGCATATCCAACACCCTTGTTGTTGACAGAAAAATCAATTACACTTGAACCCTGTCCAACAACGATATCGACAGTAGCATTTAAACCAGAGAATGCTGTACCAACATAATTTAATGGAATGTTTTCATATGGCAAAGGAGCGTCAATTCTAACAAATGGTAAAATATCCGTTGTGTAACCAGATCCGGGGTTGGTGATCGTTACTGAAGTTGAAATGTTTCCAGTTCCAGTCATAATGGTCGCAAAACCAATATGAGTCATGGTTGTTACACCTGTTGCACTTTCACCTACACTAACATTTACAAATCCAATCTGTGGATCTGTAACTGTAATTCTTGTCTGAGTTCCTTGACCAATTAATGTATTAATAGTGTCTCCAGTTCCAATTCTTACAAATGTAGATGCTGAAGAGACAATTGTTGCTGGAAGAATTGCAGTTCCAATTCCAATGGTACAATTAGAACCAGTATTTAGACTGCTAATCAGATCAAGGACACTACCGGTATTTTCAAGATAAATTTCAGTTGAACCAACGCCTACTGGAGACGCAACATTAGAAAGGAATTCGTACTTAGTTCGTCCTCTATATCCAGATCCAGTATTTCCAATGCTAATTGAAGATATGGTTCCAAGTCCAGACACAACTGCAGTTCCACCTGCAGATATCAAAGGTTGATATCCAGATCCTTCTGTTGATCCAAGCGAAAGAAGAACTCCACCAAGAGGAATGTTTGCGGTATTTGCATCAGTTGTTGTAGATGAAGCAGTTCCTGTCCAAGTAATAGTGGTAATTCCAGCACTTTCTCCCATCGTGAAGTCCCTAGAAATTCCAGGACCTTGAAGGATGTCGTTGATCAGTATAATTGCATTTCCGGTAGAAATACCAGAAATTGCGGAAGACCCTGCAGATGTAAGAGTATAAGTTGGAGTGTTTCCGTCAAATTGATCAGAAAGACTATCAAAGAGGTAGTTTGTGGAATAAGTATCATTTGCAGTATCTGTAAGACCAGATCTCATAAACATTCTTCCTTGGAAACTGGATCCTGTTGTAATACCAATCCAGTCTCTATCATCTGGTCTATTAGTAACACTACCAATTGGTTGATTTCCGTAAGGA